GAGAGGCCGTTCCCCTCCAGTTCCTGCAAGCTGCGCTGGATCAGTTTCCCAGGTCGCCGAAGCCGCAGCTGCCCATGAGCGCGCCGCCAAAGGTGGAGGCGAGGCCGGGGTAGTCACGCAGAGCTTCCTGGAGCGCGCCCTTGTCGTCCGGGTGGACGGTCTCCATGATCAGGTTGGTGAAGGCCGTGGCCGCGTTCTTGAGCGCTGTCTTCTGCACCCGGTTGGCCTGCTGGGTGTTGGGCCGCTTGAAGCGGAACTTCACCTCCACGTCCTCCCCGGCAAAGCGGTCGAGGAAGCTGTGCCGCATGTCGACGTACTGGTCGGTCTTGGCCTCGGTCTGGTCTTTCATGCTCGTGTCCTTTTCTCAGGTTGGGTGTCACGCCGGGGGCTAGAGGGCGTCCCGGCCATTCCACTTGATGGGCTTGATGCAGGTGAAGTCGCACTTGAGTGCGCCCGCGTTGTCGTCGTCCTGGCTCGCGCCGCTGTCCTGCTTGGTGATCTTCACGGCAGGGAGCGTGTCGGTCTTGGTGGCCAGTCCGTCGTTGCCGTAGCTGACCACGATCTGGAAGGGGTCGCCCTTGTAGACCGAGCCGCCCAGGGCGTTTTGCAGCAGCTCGAACTCGTCGCGGTCGAGGGTCATGCTGCCGCTGGCCTTGTAGTTCTTGCGCCCGTAGCCGCGCGGGGCGCTGCCCTTGCCATAGCGCGGCTCGATGCCGCGCTCGTCGCTGTAGCTGATCTCGGTCACGCCCACGGCCACGCCGCCCGGCAGCTGGATCTCGACGCCTTCCCAGTCATACAGCACGCCGTTGACTGCCATTACTGAACTCCTTCCAGTCGCGGGTCGAAGTTGGACCCGGCATAGGTGTACCGCGCGAACAGCTTGATCTTGCGGATGATCGGGATGCCGATCAGGTCCATCTCCACGGCCACGCCGTTGTTGGCGATGTCCTGGCCTGCGGGGATTTCCACCACGCGGTCCGCCAGCTCGGCGGGGCGGGCGCGGGTCATGGTGTCCAGCGCGTTTTCGATGCTGGCCTTGAGGTATTCAAGCCCGCTGGCTCCGCCCTCGCGGGTCGGGTCTCCGGCCTCGTCGTACATGCCCTTGAGCGCGGCGATGCGGGCCAGCCGCACGGCCTTGAAGGTGGTGCGAAGGATCTCCTCGTAGCGGAAGTCGCTGGTATCCTCGGCCAGGGTGCGCGAGTCGCCCCAGTAGGGGGACGCAAGCCCCGCGTAGCTCTTGGCCGTGACCGCGCCCTCGCGCTCCAGCATGTACTGGATGCCCTCGTTCCAGCCGTCGGGCAGCGTGCCCTGGGAAATGCCGCCGTCCTTCACCCGGCCCGTGGCCCGCTGCACCGGGATGGACAGCACGCGGCCCACTTGCAGCCCGCCCCAGTTGCGCAGCTTGCGCAGGCCGGTGGAGTCCGCCACCTCGCCAAAGGCCGCAACGGACTGCACGAAGCGGTGGGCATAGCCCGCACGCTCGCTGATCCAGGAGGCGGCCCAGTCGTTCAGATCCTCGCCATCGCGCGGCAGGCGGTATTCGGTCTTGAAGTAGGTGGGCCGGTGGGCGTTCCACAGCTCGTCGGCCTTGGCCCCGCAGGCGGCCCAGTCCACGGCGTCGGACGGCCCCACGATGTGGACGAACTCCACGTCGTAGAGTTCCAGCGGGGTGTCCAGGGCGGTCATCACCGCCGAGATGGACGGCACCGGCGCGTTCAGGCGGCACGAATACTCGGTGCCCAGGACCAGGGCCTCGTCGGGCGCGACAATGGTCACGCCGGTGAAGCCTACCGGGATCGCGCCGTCCACCGGGATGGTGCGCACCGCGCCCCAGTTGTCCCCGCCGTCTTCGGAGAGCTGATAGGTTCCCTCGTTGCGCCCGCCGCCGGAGACGACGCGCAGCACGATCTCGGCAGCCGCCAGGACCGTGCCGGACACGGTGATGGCCGGGCCGCTGCCCACCTGCTCCACAGGGCCGACAGGGCCGCGCACAGTGACGGCGTAGCGGTCGCCCACTGCATGCACGCCAGAGGCGAGGGTGAGGACCGCGCCGGACGCGCCCAGCGTGATCTGCCCGTTGGCGGGCGTGCTCGCGGCGTTCTCCCAGCTCCCGCCGCCGTCGAGCGAGAGCTTGTAGGTGGCGGTGCCGAGCTGGCCATCGGTGACGATCTCCACCACTCCGTCCGCGTTGGCGCTGCCCAGGCCGGACGCGCTGGCCTCCGGGCCGGTGCCGGTGTGCCTGACCGCGCCCACATAGCCGCCGGGCAGCCCGGCCACAGGCACGGCGATGACCACCGGCTCCTGCCCGCCCGTGGCAAAGATGTCGCGCAGCCGGTCCACCAGCGGGCCGACGCCGAGCAGGCCGGTCAGGTCGCTGCGTTTGCCCAGCAGATAGCCCTTGCCGACCTGCCCGGTCGAGCAGACTCCGGCGACGATGGCCGTGCCCGACACGCTGCCGGGCGCGAGGCCGCTGGTGCCGTCGATCAGATATTCAATGACATCGTTCATGGAGCCTCCCTAGATTTTGCCCCCGCCCTGGGGACGGGTGCGGAAGGTTGCCAAGGCGGATTCAAAGTCCGCCTCGGTGATCTGCTTGCCATGGACCCAGCCCGTGGCCTGGCGCAGGGCCGCCAGCTCCCATGCGGGCAGCGCGGCGGCGTGTTCCTCAAGCGGCTTGAGCGGCTGGGGCCGGTCAGTTGTTTTCTTGCTGGCCATTGTCGATCTCCCTGTAGTTGGGGGTGATGGTCACGTCGCGGATGAGCGGGATCTCGCTGTCGCGGGTGGTCATGCCGGTGAACGTGACGAAAAACGTCTTGGACCTCTTCTTGAACACTTCCACCATGCGCCGGGTGAATCCGCCGTATTCGGCCTTGTCCACGGCCACGCGCACGGCGTTGCCCGCCTCGTCCGTGGCCCGCTTGGGCAGCGCGGCGCAAAAGGCGGCGGCAAAGGCGCGGAGCCAGGCGTCGTCATCCGCCCGGATGGCGGCGCGCACAGGCAGTCGGACCGAGTGGATTTCCCGGCGCAGGGTGCGGTGGGTGTCCTCGCTGCCCGCCGTGGGCCGCTTGCCCACGGGCCTGCCCGTGCGACGGTACTGCTCGGGCAGGTAGGAGACCTCCACCCGCCGCTTGGGCAGATCCGGGCCGTCCTTGTCCGGCGCATGCAGCACGGCGGCCTCGGGCAACCCGGCTGCCACGGCGGCGTCCCTGATGATGGCAAATGCGGTCGTTCTCACCGGCCACCTCCCAGGACGGCCACCAGGTGGTCGGCGATGATGGCGCGGGCTTCCTTGATGTCGTCCTCGGAAATGCCGACGTACGGGCGGGCAGGCAGGGTCACGGCGTGGCCGCGCCCGGCCTGCCCGCCGAGCTGGTGGATGCGGGCGTAGACCACATTACTGCCCACCGCGACCTGGGCCGGGCTGGCCTCGTAGCCGATGGAGCCGCGCAGCCGCCCGGTGTCCACCAGGGTCTTGCCGCCCTCCTGTTCCGCGCGCCGGGACGGCTCCCAGCTCTCGCCGTCAGGCCCCTGGCCCGCGTCGAAGCGTTCCACGGTGGACGAGGTCAGGGCTTCGCCGATCTCGGCCATGACGCCCTGAGTTCTGGCCGCCCCGCCCACGGCACTGCCGATCATGCGGTCCATGCCGTTCCAGTCCAGTTTGAAGCTCGTGCCGCCCATGGCTACCATCCCTTGAGCAGCCCCGAGGGGGGCCGGGTGACGACCATGGTTTCCGAATCCACGCGGGATTCCTCGCCCAGCTCCTTCAGGCCGATGTCCAGCCTGCCGTCGCGGATGGCTTCCAGGTCTTTGACAGCCTGCCGGTATTGCGTCTGGAGCGGTATCCACTCGTTGTTGCTGCCGCCCTCGGCGGCCATGACCGAGGTGATGGCTCCCACGATGCGGTAGACGGTGATGACCGAGGCGATGCGGGTCAGCGTGCCCGGCACTTGGCTGAGGGGCAGCTCGAACCTGGCGCGCAGGGCGTCGTCGATCTCCCCGGACACGTTGCCGATGGTTTTCTCGACAATGCCGGGCGTCTGTTCCTCGGCAGCGATCAGGTACGCATCCAGGATGTAGTCGGTCAGATCGGCTCTTTGGCAGTACACAGGTGGCCCTCTCGTTCGTTTTGGACTGGTTTTGAACTAGTTCAAGCTGGCTGGCCCGGCCCACGGCCCGCAAAGCGTGTTCTCTGCGCTTGCGGGCCGTTTTCGGTACGGCGGGTTAGTTGAGCACCACGGCCTTCATGACGCTCTTGGGCGCGACAGCGGGCAGGGGCTTGGAGTGGGCGATGAGTTCCAGGTTGCCGCCGCGCTTTTCTTCAATGGGTTTGACGAACAGCGGCAGAGGCTGGAGGTTGGCATCCAGGTCGTCCAGCGCGCCATAGTAGAGGGCGGTGGCCCCCACCGTGTTCATGCGGATCTCCTTGTCGGCCAGCTTCTGGACCGTGCTGCCGTCCTTGGGGTTCTTCCAGGCTTCGCTCATCTCGTAGATCTTGAACTTGCCCAGGATGATGGCTCCGTCGTCCGCCAGCCGGGCGGGGAACTTGCTCTCCTTTTCGGACTCCAGCAGGTTCAGCAGCGTACCGTAGGCCAGGGCTCCGGCGTGGACGAGCTTGTCCCCGCCGTACCCGGAGCGGTCCAGGTCCGTGGCCATGGCGCGCAGGAGGTTGTAGACCTTGGCGCGGGTGATCTCCGCGTGGTCCCACTTGGCGTCGGCGGTGACGTTCTTGGTCTGGATGGTCTCCCCACCGTAGGCCACCGAGTATTCCTGGTAGGTGCCGCTATCCAGCAGCATGGGGAACAGGATGCGACCGTCAAAGACGCACTGGGCGGCCATGGCCTCGGTGGAGAGCTTGACCGATTTGCGAAGCGCCTCAATCTTGCGCCGCGCCCACTGCGCCTTGGTCTGCGGGTTGCCCAGCTTAAGGTTGTTCAGGCTCACCGCGTCGACCTTGGACGCGATCTTGAGCGGCAGCGGCTCCACATAGGTGCCCACCGAGGACGTGTCGTTGAGCAGGGCGGGCTGGCCGCCACGGGAGACCACGGGCATGACGCCGATGTTCTGGAGCAGCTCCTCCACGGGAATGACGGGGCTGTCCAACTGCTGGCGCACGGACTCCGGGAAGAGCCTGTCGAGCACCGTGCTCGGCGTGGGCGTCGAGGTTTCGATCACCTTGGCGATTTTCGCGGCGGTGAAATACTGTTTGAGAG